CTCTCGTATTATCCACCGTCGTTAAAGCTCCTTGGTACAAACAACTTTTTTCTTCATTTATTTCTGACGTTTTCAAAAATATTTTAGCTACCATTGTGAGTGGCTACAACAATCATGGCGAAATTGTTCATGCGATTTTAGTTTTGATTTGTGCAGCCACAATTCAAGTGACTGTTGATTTTTTAGTGGCTAAAGGAATAGCTTTCTTCAAAAACAAGAAGTGGGGAAAATCCCAAGCACAGATTGATCTTGAAGCTCAAGCGCTTTTCTCTAAGGATGAAATAAACGTTCATAATTCAATAATAAGGCTAGGAAAAAATATTTTTAATATCACTTTACTCCACGAAAACAAAACTTTCGACACCCGAGCTCTAGTATCAGGACGAGCTGTTTTGATACCCGCACATCTAGCCACCCAAGACCAATTTGATATCGTGATTTATAGTAGTAAGGATAAGAATGCGCGTTTAGTAGATGGAGATATTGTTTCAAAAGTTTATATAAATAACAATGAAGACATTGCAATTTATAAATTTAGAGACTCATTTCCGTCGCCCTTTACTAGCATTTTACCTCATATTAAAATCAACGCTTCAACCAACCATAAATATTCATTTTTAATTTCAGACTACGGATGGGCTCCCGTTGGGAGTATCAACATCCGCCCTTTTTTAGATAATTTAGTTTATTCTTTTCCAGCAACTGGTTATACAAATAAAACCGGAGTTGCTGTTGCCTATGATTACCAAGCACCGGGATTTTGCGGCTCAATTGTCGCGAATCAAGATAGTGGAATCATAGGAATGCACGTCGCAGGAGACGGGCAGAACAACATTGGAGTCGCAATCGTTTGGAGTGACTCCGTCAAAATCGAAATAATAAATCACATTAGTCCTCTTTCTAAATGTGTTCCCTTTGTTCCTCGCTTACAAGAAAATCCAAATGAGAGTGTGATAAGACTAGAAGGGTCTTACAACACTTATGTTCCCGCTGGAACAAATTTCGGAGAATCACCATTGTTTGGTATTTATCCAGTTGAGAGGGAACCTGCCAACTTGTCAAAGTTCGGTAAGTTCACTATCAAAGATATCGCGAAGAAATCTTTTGTGTCTTGCTCTTTGCAGGATACTAGAAGTATGGATTTCGCTGATAAAGTAATTAAATCAGTAATAATGAAGCCTTTTGCTAATCTTCCAGACTTGGAAGTGATAAAGGGAAATAATCTCCTCGCTCCTTTGAATAAAGATTCTTCGAACGGATATAATTGTGACAAGGAAAAAGAAGTTTACATCGATTTCGAAAAAGGCGAAGTAACGCCTCGATTCGCAGAAGAGCTGCGAACTNTCGNGAAGAGCATCAACGACGATAACCCTGACTGGGAAAAGCTCTTCTGGGTTGAGTCCTTGAAAGACGAAATCCGAGATAAAAGAAAAGAAGGAGTCCCTCGAAGCTTTCGAGTTGGGACTATCCATCAACAATTTTTAATGAAAAGAATTTTTGGCAATTTCGTTTCGAACGTAATTGCAACAAGATCAATGCACGAAATAATGATAGGGTGCAATCCCATCAAAGAATGGCCTTTAATGTATGAAAAACTCGTTTCATCCCAAGGAGTCTTCGCAGGAGACATCAAGGGGTGGGACGGAAATATGTTAGGCCAAGTTCAAAGACGTGTTACAGATCTCATGAAAGAAGCGTACCAAGGACCAGATCGTAAGATCATGGAAACCTTATTAGAGACGCTCGTCCATTCTTTTGTCATTGTAAAAGATGACCTTTATTTAACTACACATTCCATGCCATCAGGCAGCTTTCTCACCGCCATCTTTAATAGCATTGTTAATAAGTATTATACAGCGATGTGGTATTTTGATTGCCTTGACAGAGTTGCTCCAATGCGATTCCCGAAAGACAAACCTATCACACCGACTGTTATGGGTTTTTGGTCAGATGTAGTAGATTTTGTTTACGGAGACGATAAACTTAACGCTATTAATGCCCACACTCACGTTCTTAATGCAGTGACAATGCGAGACTTTTTTCAACAACTAGGAATGGATTTGACGGATTCAATGAAGAAGCCCATCCAAACTCCCTTTCAGAAGTTGAGTGAAGTTACTTTTCTCAAGAGATCTTTTGTTTACCATAACTATCTTGGAAAAATCGTNTGCCCNTTAGATTTGATGACTTTGCAATCTGGTCTCTCGTATGTGGACTACACAAAAGTAGTATCACAGGTAATGGGGGATAAGATATCCACTTACCAACGAGAGATCTATTTGCATCCAAATCGTGAAGAGCTGCTTGACGACTTTACAACCCGAAGGCCTT